ATCGCTTGTGTTTCGAAAAAAGGTTTACCTGCAAAACTGATGAAAGAAATGTTGCCTTCATTAAACAAAGAGGTTAAAGAAGTGCTAGCAGGTGTCTCAGATTTTACAGTTGATATTGAAATTCTAGATGATGATTTAGAAGTATATTTGAATTATGGTGGTGATCAAAGACGTATTATTGAATGCGCATCAGGGATGGAAAAAATGTTAAGTTCAATGGCAATTCGTGTGGGTTTAATTAACATTAGTAATCTTCCCAAGTCAAATATCTTTATTATTGATGAAGGTTTTGGCGCACTTGATGATACAAACATTGAAGCTTGTGTAAGATTATTAGAAAGCTTTAAGAAATTCTTCAAGACCATTTTAATTATTTCACACGTGGATGCAATTAAAGATGTCGTGGATGATACTTTAAACATTGAAAGTGATGGGAAAGACTCTTATGTTAGATTTGAGTAAAGTGCAATGGAAGGCAATTGATAAAGGAACTGAGGAGTTTGAGACAGATCTATTAAGAATTATTCGTCCTATTAATGATGAATATATACCGATTGATTGCCCGATCTGTGAAAACTTATTCAGTTCATCAGATGATGTTGAAGCCTATAAAAGGCATAAAATGTGTAAAACCTGTGAATTAGATAAATGGTCAGAGCTATATAATAAATAAATAAAAACAAAAGGAATTTAAAACTATGAAAAGTATTTCACATTCACATGCTTTAGGTAATTATATCGATAATCTTTATCACAATACTTCCGATGGCAGTCGTAAATTAACTTTAAAACATTCCGGGAATGTAATTACAGCTTCTTATCAAACAATTGCGCAATGTTCTCGAGATCAAGGTTTGCATATTCAAACTGATAATTTGAAATTTGAAGCCAACGATATCATTAATAAGAAGGTGGAAGAATTAAAAAAAGGATTCAAAGAGGACACTGGTTCTGCTATTAAATTAACACGTATTAATGAAAATAGTAATCATGAAGTCATGTCAACCTCATCAATGTCTCCTATCCGACGAATTCGTTTTATTTATTCAGTACAATTTGAGGTTCAAGATTAATAGGATTCGCATATGTCTATTAAGCAAAATCAAATTAATGAAATTGTAAGATGCGGGAAAGATCCTTCTTACTTTATTAACAAATATCTTAAAATTGAACACCCTTTAAAAGGTTTAATTCCATTTGCGACTTATCCTTTCCAAGATGATTGTTTGAAAGATTTTAATGAACACCGATTCAATATTATTTTAAAGAGTCGTCAGTTAGGTATTTCTACCATCGTTGCAGCTTATGCTATTTGGCAGGCACTTTTTTACAAAAATAAGAACATTTTGATCATTGCAACTAAATTAGCTGTGGCTCAAAACTTTGTGAAGAAGGTTAAAGTTGCAATTCAAGCTTTACCTCCCTGGTTAATCCTATCACCTATCACGTCTAATAATAAACAACAAGTCGTTTTCGCGAATGGTTCATCAATCAAGGCAATTCCAACCTCAGAAGACGCAGGTCGTTCAGAAGCTTTGTCTCTGCTGATTATTGACGAAGCTGCTTTCGTAAGAAACTTTGATGAATTGTGGACCGGTCTTTATCCTACACTATCAACTGGTGGTAGGGCGATTATTCTATCAACTCCTAATGGTGTCGGTGGTCAATATTACGATCTATGGGTAGGCGCTGAACAGAAAACTAATGTCTTTAATCCAATTAAATTAAGTTGGGATGTGCACCCTGAACGTGATACGACCTGGTTTGATGCTGAAACAAAGAATATGTCACCTAAACAAATCGCACAAGAATTATTATGCGACTTTGCTGCTTCAGGTGATACTTTCTTTCAAAATGAAGATCTAGATTGGGTGCGTAGTCGGACTAAAGCGCCTATTGAAATGACCGGTCCTAATCAAGAAGTTTGGGTATGGCGTTATCCTAGAGAAGGTCATAAGTATGTGCTCTCAGCTGATGTGGCTCGTGGTGATGGGGCTGACTCAAGTGTCTTTCATATCATTAATGTTGATACCGGTACACTTGATGTGGAATATAAAGGTAAGTTAACGCCTGATAATTTTTCACAATTAGTTTATGATTGGGCTCGTCGATATAATAAGGCCTTAGTTTGTCCTGAAAATAACACTTATGGATATATGGTGTTATCAAAATTAAATGATTTAGGTTATCAAAACTTTCATTTTGAAAATGATCGAATGAAGTATGAATTTACTTATGCCTTAGATAAATCGGAATTTATTGCCAAGGCTGGATTTAGTACGCAAAAGGATAGTCGAGCTAAAATTCTATCAAATTTAGAAGAAGCTGTACGTAATCATCGATATGAGATTAATTCACTACGTCTCTACGATGAATTTAAAACTTTCATCTGGATAAATAATAAACCTGTGGCTATGAAAGATCACCATGATGATGCTGTGCTCTCTCTAGCAATTGGTTTATGGATTGCTGACAAGTATGGATCTAAATTAAAATCAACCGAAGCAACTACTGCTAATGAAATATTAAAAGGTATGAAGATTAATCAAACCTCATCAGCCAATACTGTCATTAGTCCTTATTATAATAATTCATTATCAAAACAAATTAATCCTTTTTTACCTATTCCTTTGTCTGATAGTATTATTGATACAGGTCAGACCAATAAATTAAACGCAATTGGTGATTTTTCTTGGCTCGTTAAATAAAAAAACCTAAATTTTTCTTCCAGAGTTATATAATATTAAAAATAATAATTATTGAGAATAATGTATGGCTGAGAATGAAAGTTTATTTAAAAAACTGACTGATTTATTTCGATCAGGACCAACAATTAGAAAAAGGGTGAAGGCTGCCAAAAATAAAAAGACTGGTAGCCCAAGCAGTTTAGATCTATTTAAGAAAAATCACAGTGATGTGTATAATTCTACGATTAGTGCTTATGGTTCTTATGACAGAATGGCACGTTATTCAGATTTTAGTGAAATGGAATCAACCCCTGAACTATCCAGTGCCTTAGATGTTTATGCTGAGGAAACCGTATCATCTGATTCAAATGGTAAAGTCTTACATATCTATTCTGAAAATCGTAAAATTAAACAATTGCTTGAAAATCTTTTTTATGATGTTTTAAATGTTGAATTTAATTTGGTCATGTGGGTTCGTAAATACGGCGATTTTTTTCTTTTTAACGATGTGTCACCTGATTTTGGTGTCATTAATGTATTTCCTATTCCTATTGCAGAAATTGAACGTGAAGAAGGCTTTGATCCTGAAGATCCTTCGGCTGTACGTTTTCGTTGGATTACGCAAGGGAATAGAATTCTAGAAAATTGGCAAATCAGTCATTTTCGTCTCTTAGGAAATGATGCCTTCTTGCCTTATGGTTCCTCTGTTTTAGAAGGGGCCAGACGTATTTGGCGTCAATTAATTTTAATTGAAGATGCAATGTTAGTTTATCGTGTCATTCGTGCCCCTGAACGTCGTGTGTTTTATATTGACGTCGGAAATATTCCTCCTGAAAATATTGGTGATTACTTACAACAAGCTCAAACTTCTCTAAAAAGAAATACAGTTGTTGATAAAACTTCAGGTAAAGTAGATTTAAGATATAATCCATTATCAGTTGACGAAGACTATTTCTTGCCTGTACGTGGCGGTGATACCGGTACTCGTATTGATACCTTAGCTGGTGGTCAAAATACCTCGGCAATTGAAGACGTAGAATATATTCAAAAGAAATTATTTGCTGCTCTTAAAATTCCAAAGGCTTATCTAGGTTATGATGAAGAAATTGGTAGTAAATCTACTTTAGCACAAGAAGATATTCGTTTTAGTCGTACTATTCAACGTATTCAAAAAACTGTATTAGCTGAATTAAATAAATTAGCAATGATTCATCTCTATTCTCATGGTTATAGTGAAGAAGATTTATTAGATTTTGAAATTAAACTATCTAATCCTTCAAGTATTGCACAACAACAAAAATTAGAATTAATTCGTACTAAATTTGATATTGCATCCTCAGTGCCAGAAGGTTTAGTTGATAAAGAATGGATTCGTAAAAATATCATGGAATTTAATGATGATGAAATAGCT